CGTCAATGACATTTCCTGCTGAGTATGGACCGGCTACGTAAATTACACTTGGCATTATCTCTCCTTTAAATTATGTTTATTTGCTATTTCAATCATTTCTGAATAAGTAAACCATCCACCCTTTATCGTATTGCATCTCCTACATGCTATAACGATATTTTCTATAGAATAGCCCTTATTGTTGTCTTTTCTATCAATAGTTAAGTTGTGTCAAGTCTATGTTCGCATGACATAAACAACTTTCATTAGAATAGCTCCATTTGTTTTTCTGTAGTGTTCAACTTTTTTATGTTCTTAATAGCCTTTTCATAATATGATTTTTTAAGTTCTATACCAATAAATCTACGCCTCATTTTAATCGATTGATATCCCTCTGACCCTATGCCAGCGAATGGGCTCAATACAATATCGTCTTCTTTACTCCAAAGAGTTAAACACCTTTCTATAACATCAAGCTGTAGTGGACAAATATGACGCTCATCTTTTTCTTCTCGGGCCCCGTCTTTGTTCAGCGTGTTTGTTTGCCGGATGTCAAACCAGATAGGGCTTGCATACTTGCGCCAGACCTCATGAGAATAGGTGCCTTTTTTGACTTCATCTGACCCGGCATAACAGGTCAATCCTTCTGGGTGTTCAATCAGAGCTGGGTTTTCTCCGGGTTTTCTCATCGTCACAACATAATCAGGCAATCCTTGTCTGCACATAGATGAGTCTTTGCAGAGTTGCTTGTGCATCAGGCCAAGTGCCTTTGTCCTGGTTGCTTCAATAAGAGGATCTTTCCATATTGTCACCTCGCCGTGAAATATGAACCCTACATCCTGAAACAGTCTGATAATGTCTCCACGGAAATCTTTAAGGCCAATATACCCATCTCGCTCTTTCATGGCAGGAATTATCATGCAGTGGATAGAAACAAGCCGACCAGGCATAATAACCCTGTAAAGTTCATCCGCCACAAACCTGAAATGGTCCATAAATTCCTGGTCTGTCTTGCAGTTTCCAAGGTCCCTCTCGCTGTTTGAGTATGTGTAAAGGGATGCAAACGGTGGGGAAAATATAGAGTATCCTATGCTTTCATCTGGAAGACCACTCAATACATCAACACAATCACCGTTATACATCATCCAGCGTTCGCCGTTTTGTTGGTCAATAACCATCCTGGAACCTCCATTGATTTTTTAGATTCATATTTAATTGTGTTTTTACCGGTGTCGTTGATTTCTGCTTTTGAAAGGCATGCCATGTGTTCAACCATTTTTTGCTGCATGATGGCTGCTTGCTGTTCTTTCATGCGGATATTATCAACGACATTGCCTTCTTTCTCAGATATTACCACATGAACATTTACGGGCTGTTTCTGACCGAACCGCCAGCATCGTCTGACAGCCTGGTAAAACGCCTCAAAAGAATCTGACAGTCCGACAAAAACCATGTTGCGGCAATGCTGCCAGTTCATGCCGAATTGAGCTATCTTTGGTTTTGTGATTAGTTTTTGATGATCTCCGTTTGAAAACCCAATAAGCCTGGATTCTTTTACCTCGTTTTTATCTGTGCCCTTGACCTCAACGGCATTCTCAACATATCTGGCCAACGACTCGCTTTCATGGTTCAGGTCGCACCAATAAAGCCATGATTCAGAAAATCCTGTGCTCAGATCGGCTGCAAGGCGACACCGTTCTTCAATGCTTTCTTTCCTTGCTTCCCGGCGTTCTGAAAGGGTTGATGCCATTTTGTGAAACAGAAACCCATCTTCAACTTTTGACTTGACGGTGTGCTGATAATAATTTATTGGCGGCAGATCAAACCCATCATTTTTATATCCTATATCAGATGGCTTGTTAATCATAACGGCCCATGTTGACAGCCAGCGGAAAAACTCTGATTCAGCATGGCCCTTGAGTCTCCATTTTTGAGTCGCCCCTGAATCATGAACAAAATATGTCGCAAGCATTTCTGATCTTGAACAGATGTTCAAAAATTCGGCATGGTTTCCAATTTCTGTGTAGTCGTTTGGTGATGGAGTAGCTGAACAGCATAGCTTGTATTGTGTGGCATGGAATGAATCAATGATTTTGTTTCTGAATTTCCCTGCAAAATTTTTCAAAATGCTGGATTCATCAAGAACAACACCGACAAACTGGCAATGGTTAATATTGTGAAGCTGTTCGTAATTGGCAATCTGGATATGTCCTGATCCATACTTGGACACTTCAATATCAATCTTTTTGGCCTCTTCAATTGTCTGAGAAGACACTGCCAATGGTGCAAGGATAATAACATTTCCTCCGGTATGTTTTACCACTTGATGAGCCCAAGAGATCTGCATAAACGTTTTTCCAAGCCCTGTACCTGCCCACAGAGCAGACTTACCTTTTTTTGTTGCCCATTTAACAAGATCCGATTGAAAATCAAACAGTTTTTCTGGAAGACATGACGACTCAAAGCCGTTTGTTCTTATTTTTGATTTTTTTATTTTTAAAAAATCAATATAGTCCAAAATACCTCCTTTATAAAATTTGAAATTTAAAATCATTATGGCCGAGGGACTCAGCCAGTTTCCACCGGACAAACTCATTTTCCGGCATAGACGAAACGCCCAAGTTTATGCTTTTGAAATAAAATATATTGTTGTTTTCAATCTTATAGACATCTGCGTTTGTCATGCCCTTCTTTCTAACATTTATTTTTAATATTAAACTTTCCATGGCAAAAATATAAAAAATAATAACGAACAAGTCTAATTGATAATAACTATATTGCGTATAGGTATTATCAATTTGATATTGCTTTTTTTTTATGGTTTGATAGCGTTGATTTAAACCTTAAACAAGGAGTAAAAATGGAAAAAGCAATTGCAGCAATAGTTTTGATATCGGGCCTTTGTTTTGCGCTTTCAGATGGGCCTAATGGTCCTGGGATAGTTAATTTCTTTGGGGCTATCGGTTTTTTGTGCGGATCTATCTGGATAGGTAACATTATTGCCGAATGGAGCATAAAAAATGGCTGATTATACGGCTGTTATTGAAGACTCTATTTTCACATATGAGGTAAAGGCGAACATTAACCAGGCAGAAGACGATGCCAACCCATATGAAGTTTGGTTTGGTGGCGAACAGATGAGTCGTAAGCAAACTATCCACTTTATTAATACATACGGGGTTGCTGACCTTACAGACGAAATTTTGGCCCAATACCGCATCGAGATAGAAGCGCATTATGCTGACAAGGTTGGTTATGAATGGGAAATCAAACAGCTTGAGGGGAGGACGAAATGAACGGACAAGAAGTTTTAACAGCACAGGAAAACAATGTCACTGCACCTGCAATAAAATCACCAGTGGAAGCGTACCAGGTGCTTTTAAATAATGGTGGAAGCCTTGAAAACATCGAAAAAATGATGGAATTACAAGCCAGGTGGGAGCAAATGGAGGCGAAGAAAGCTTATGTTCAGGCTATGGCAGCATTCAAGGCAAATCCTCCCATCATTAATAAAGATAAGCGGGTTGATTTTTCGACACAAAAGGGCCGGACAACATACGAACATGCAAGCTTGGGAAATGTAACATCTAAAATAAACGCCGGTCTTGCTATCCATGGGCTTTCTGCAAGCTGGAAAACAGAGCAAAGTCAAAGCGGCATAACCGTTATATGCACTATAACGCATAATCTTGGATATTCTGAGAGCACGGCATTGACTGCCGGGGCAGAAACATCAGGTACAAAAAATAACATTCAGGCTATCGGTTCCACAATCACATATTTACAGCGATATACGCTTCTTGCCCTGACCGGGCTTGCAACCCATGACCAGGACGACGATGGTAAAGCAGCTTCGGTTCAGTGTGTCACAAAAAAACAACATTCCCAGTTAGTTGATATGATCAATTCGACAGAAACTAACGAATCGGCTTTTTTGAATCACTTCAATATTGAGTTCATTGAACAGCTACCGGCCAACAGCTTTGGCAAAGCCATGAGTATACTGAAAGCTAAGGTGTCAAAATGATTATTGTTGATTGTGAGCAAAACACACCAGAATGGGACGCTATCAGGTTGGGAATACCAACGTCCAGTTCATTTGACAAGATTGTAACAACATCAGGCGCACAATCCAAGCAGCGCGAAAAATACATGATCAAGTTGGCCGGGGAAATAATTTCTGGCGAGAAGTCGGATAGGTATTATGGGCAAAGCATGGCTAAAGGACACGAAAGAGAAGAGGAGTCAAGGTCTGTATATGAGTTCACAACCGGGGTTTCTGTTAAGCAGGTAGGATTCTGTTTTTTTGATGAAAAAAGAGAGTTCGGCGCAAGCACTGACGGTCTAATAGGCAATGATGGTATATTTGAAACAAAGAACGCTGAGCCTCATGTTCAAATATCACGCATTTTAAACGGATGGTCAAAGGCCGATCACTACCAGCAGGTTCAAGGGGAACTCTATGTTACTGGCCGTAAATGGTGCGACCTTGTGAGCTATTCAAGGGGATTTAAGCCAATTGTAATGCGATTCACCCGCGACGAAAAGTTTATATCTGTTCTTGCTTATGAAATCAAGGCATTTATCAACGACCTTGACGCGCTCGTTGAAAAACTACGCGCATAACCAACAGCCCCGGTAATCGCCGGGGCATAACAAGGAGAACACC